GTCGTGCGACCTTCGGTGCCCCACGATTTCTCGACGACGAGCCGTGCGACGTGCGTGTCGTCGCCCATCACGTCCTGCAGCGCGTCGAGCACCGCCTTGCCCAGGTTGTCCACGTCGGGGCGCGGCAACGCCGGTGCGGTCGCCTTCACGCCCGACTTGTTCATGTGCGACTTCGGCCGGGCGAAGACGGCGTCGATGACGACGCTGACGGGTTTCGCCTGCTCGCGGAGCCCGGCGACGCTTGCCGCTAATGCGATCGCCTGGCGGTAGGCGTGGACCGGATGGCTCTTCGGCACATAGGCACGGGCGAACCCGCCAGCGGTGGACACTCGCGGGCGCGGCTGCGGCACCGGGTCGCCGGGGATGGATAGCGTGATGGTCACAGCAAATCGAGCCCGTGCTCCGCACACTGACTCCGCAGCCACTCGCGGAGCTCCTGGTACGCCACCTCCACGTCGTGGCCGAGCTCGCCGCCCTTGATCTCGGTGGCGAGGTGGTCGTCGAGCAGGATGACGATGCTCTTCGCCCGTGAACCCTCGACGGCGTCGCGGAAATCGCCTTCGTCCTCGGGCAACCTGAATCTCAGCGTGGCGGTTGGCATCCCGGCATCGTGCATGGCGAGTCAAGTTCGCCGGTCACGCTCCGAATCCAATCGAGGTAGAGCACCACGCGGGTGTGACCGCTCTCCTCGCCGAGGACGTACCGCGTCTTCCCGCCGACCCTCGCGACGTAGGAGTTCACGCCCACGACCCTCGTGCTGCCGTCGATCGCCGTTGCCCAGAGCGGGCCGCCGGAGTCGCCCGGCGCGATGCACGCCGGGAGCGGCCCGGCGTCGGGCGTCCTGCGAATCGGGCAGACGTACACGCCGTGCTCGATCGACCCGAGGACGACCGTCCCAGCCCGCAGCCGCTGGTCGCCTCCCGTGAGCCCGCGAGTGAGCGTGCCGGTCATCCCGTACCCTGCGGCGGCAGCGACGCTCCCGAGACGCTCGGTGCCGTCAGCGAGCCGTGGATACACGTCGGCGTGCCGATGCCGCCCGAGCCGCACCAGGGCGATGTCGTGCCACCCGTGGATGCCCTCCCACTCAGGATGCCGCACGACGCGGTCGCACGCGAGCCGCTCGCCGCCGAGGACGACCGTGACCGCCGCCATCTCGTGCGGGACGTGAGCCGCCGTGAGCACCCAGTGCGGCGAGATGAGTGTGCCAGACCCGGCGAGCGGCACGCCTTCTGCGTTGTTGCCGACGACTCGCACGACGTATCCCGCGAACGTCGCACCGTAGTCGAGGTATCGCGAGTCGGGTTTTGAGTCGTCAATCGTGGCGGCTGACGCCGCGAGCGCCGACACGGCGATGAGCGTCGCCAAGAGTCGCATGCCACCATCGTGTCACGCGAGGCTAGTGGCCTTGCAGTTAGGGGAGGCGTGATACACGGAAGCGGCGGGTTATACAGACCGTAGAAACACAAGTTCTCACTTCAACCGATCCAACAACCGCCGCATGGTGTCCGCCGCCTCTTGGTCGGTAGCACCGCCGTAGACGATGTCTTCGCAGGCTGAGATGCCAGCCTTGATCGCCTCCCGTTCCTCGTCTGTGAGCCGCAGCCGCTCAATCTCATCCGCCGCCTCGTCCATCAATTCGCTCGCGGGCGCAGCGTCCACCGCGTGCGTCCACCGGCGCAGGCGTGTCACGATGTCGGTCACGGTCACCTCGTCATCCACATCAGTCCCCAGTTCGCCATCCCGTAGCTCGCCCACACGACGAACCCGGCGGGCGAACCCTTCCACCACTGCTCGATCGCGACGCCCCAGTAGATCAGCGAGACGATGAAGAGGAGCGGTGCGCTCATAAATCCTCCACGGGCAAAGCGGCGCACGGGTCTGGCACTGTCGGCGGCGTCCAGCCGCGCACAAGCCTGCCAGACAGCCGCAGTTTTTTGATTCTCGATTGCACCCACGGTGCGCTTTCCAAAAACATGACCGACATGACTTCATCCAGCGGCGTCGGAGCCGGTGGCTCGCGATCGACAGGAATCTTGAAGCCTAGGACAGAGCGGCCATCGCCTCCTCGCGACACGTAACGACCTTGCATGGTGCGCCTCCCTGCGTCTCGATCTCCCTCATGCGTGCGACCTGCAGCGGCGTGGCTTTCTTGCCCGGCTGCTTTACTTCCAGGAACACCGCCTTGCCGCGTCGAAGGCAGAGCAGGTCGGGGACGCCAGCCAACTGATGCGGACCGCCGTGGATCTTCATGACCCACCACCCCGCTTGTTTGGCTTCCCGAACTATCGAGGCGACGATGTTGGATTCCCGTGGCATTCCGTTGCCCCTTGAACAGCGTCGCCGTTGAAGCAGCGACGGCATGATTCACATACCCGAACAATCGACTTGCTCAGGTTGAGCGGGCAGTCTCTCGCAATCGGCTGCGATCCGTCAAGGTCATAGCCATGCCGAAACACGACAGGAGCAACGTCGTCGCCTGGAGCCTCTCCTCGATCGCACTGGTACGACCAGAACCACTTCAAGCCGCGAGGAGCCACCACGCGAAACTCTTGCAGCCTTGCCCACGATGCCCGATCTACCGAAAAGTGAACGTAGACGTTGTCGCGAGGCTGAATCGTTGAAGCGATCTCAGGCTTGCGCGTGACGACCCACTGAGGCACACCTGGAAGCATCAAGGCTACGGCGTCGATGCAGGCTGGCGTCTCTGCTACGAGGTCGCCGCCGCCGCACCAACGGATGAACGTGAGCCGCAGCCGCGTTGACCAGTGCGCGATGCGACCGGCGAGCGACTGCGGATCGGCACGCAATGAGTTCAAGAGCCTATGCTGCTTTGCTAAGCTCGCCGTCCAAGTCGCTGGGCCACGGGCGAAGTAGCAAGTATCGGAACACACGAGCGTTGGCGTGCACGTCCCGATGATCGGGAAGTTCAGCGAATGCCCGGTGACCTTGTTGGTCGAAAATGGATTCTCCGACGGGCCGAGAGGCTCATCGTGCCACTGCGACTTTCGTGCCAGCGTAGCGACGCTCATGCCGCCACTTGACAGTCGCTGTCAAGCAAACCGCCCCGCCGTGCTGGAGCTTCACGGCAGGGCGGCTACTGGGTTCCGTGGATACGTCGCCTCTCACGGTTTGGCGATCCATGCGGCCGATGACCGCAGCCGCTACGCCGAGGACGCGGCGAGGTATTCCTCAATGCGTGCCTTCAACTTCTCGTTCGTGTCGCGAAGGTGCTCCAGATACCGCCGCCCGTTCGGCTCGGCATCCGCCTCGGCGAGCGTCATGCCCTTGAACCGCCCGAACTGGAAGCGGAACTCGGCCCAGTCGGCTCGCGGCTCATTTGCAGCCGGTCGGGCTGCGGCATCAACCCGCATCCGCACGCCGCAAAACGCGCATGCCAGAACGTCCTGCCTCGGCCCTTTCATCGGGACGAACTCGCCAACGTGTTCCCACGACGACGCTGAGCAGCGGTAGCAGACGAGCGTGGTTTCGTAGAGGTCGATCATGGCAGCAGCAGTCGCAGAACTTCGGCGAGCCCATTCTGTGCTTCGCCGCAAATCACAAGGTCAACACCTTCGTAGTCGTCCAGTGAGGCATCGTCGGCTTGCCTCGTCCAACGATCTATTCCCTCAACGTAGATCGGATAGCCCGTGGCTTTTGACTCTTCGATCGCTCGCTCGCGGTTTGGCATCGGGCCGGTGCCGCTGCACACATCGACGTACACGGAACGCACCCACGCCTTGTCTGACTTCGCCTGATGCTGACAGCACTCGATCTGCCGAACGATTCCGTGGCCCCAGGCTTGCTGCTTGGTGCTCACTCTCGCGTAGACAATGCACTGAGCCATCACAACACCTCCATGCGTGGCACCCGCCTTCCGGCCTTGCCCTCGTTCACGACGTACAGGTTTCGCCTCGCACGCGTCACGGCGACGTAGGCGATGCGGTGCTCCTCGTCTGCTTGGTCAGGATTCTCCATGCCTTGCTCGACGCGGGAGCCGATCGTGGTCAGCACGGCGACGTTGTCGGCCTCGGCACCTTTGACCGAATGAATCGTGCCGACGCGGATGCGTGGGTTTGCCGCGAGTTCGGCCCCCCACGTCACGGCCTGCCGCCGCCACTGCTCGCCGCGATCAACCAGCGAGCACCACGCGCCGGACCGGATCGCATCGATGCCAGCCTCGGCGACTCCGACGCTGGAAAGGTCGGACGCGAAGATCGTGTCCCAATCGTCGCAGTGTTCCTTCGCCCAGCGCGTCTTCGTGCCGCGCGTCAGGATCGGCTGCTTGTCCTTGTTCGTCGTCGGAAGCAGTTCGAGTGCGTGCGCCCACTGCTTGCCACTGATTGGTTCGTCGCGCTCCAGCGCGAAGAGGGCCTTGAGCCCGTCGCCTCGGTTCGTCGTTCCCTCTGGAGACTTCACCCAGCGGCACGGCTTTCCAGCCACGTGCAGGGCCGCGATCATGCGTTTTGCGTGGTAGTTAGTACGGGCTAAAAAAAGCCAGTCCTCATTCGGATTGGCGATGCTGATCGGTTTTTCGAGATCATCGGCCTCGAAAACGCACCCGACATGGTCCGCTGGCGCGACGCCGCGATCGAAGTAGCCACGCTTCATCCTCAGCAGGCACCGCTCGCCGAGCTCAAGAATCGGAGCAGGGCAGCGGTAGGACTTCGGCATGGTCCGCTCCTTCGCGGCAGGCCAGCCGAGGAAGCAATCCGCCGACGATCCCGCGAAGCCGTAGATCGCCTGGAACGGATCGCCGACGACGTAGCACCACTTCACGCTCGGTGCCGTCACGAGCCGCTTGCACACGATGTCGAGCAGCGGACTTGCGTCCTGTTGCTCGTCGAACAGCCACGCCTCGACGGGCGGCAAGTAGCCTTCCGGCTCGACGCGGGAGATGCCGCTGGAAGGATTGACACGCAGTCCAGCGAATCGCGTCAGCAGGTCGGTGAAGTCGAGCCGGTCTTCGACGCGCTTCGCCATCTCATACCGTTCGGATATGCGAACAATCGCGGCATAGTCGGGAACGTCGTCATCCACGGATCGCATCCGCCTCACGACCTCGTCCAGCGGCATCAGCGACGACCGGCACAGCGACCAGCAGTTGAGCGAGGCAGCGACGACCGGATCGCCGATGAACCGCTGCCTTCCGACCTCGTCGTCCAACTCCGTCGAGAGCCGCACGCCGAGCACGTTGCTGATCCACTCCAAGTCCTTCTGCGTGTCGCCGATCAGTTGCCCCGGCTGAACCTCCAAGCATCGCTTGCAGGTCGAATGCACGGTGCGGAACCACCCCCGTCCCTCCAGCAGGCTCGGATCAACGCCCCACGCCACGCTCGCCCGCCCGACCGCCTCGGCCCGCGCCGCCCGCGTGAAGCTCGCGAATCCAAGGCGAAGAGGGTCGTTGCCCAACTGCGGCAGGGCTCCCTCCATGATCCGCAGCAGTTCTGTCGTCTTGCCGCTGCCAGCGGCACCGATCAGTCTCGCTATCTTCACAGGCACCCCCTCGCAGGAGTCATACAAAAAGTTGACACTATCTTTTTTTGGTTCCAAAAACCGTTTTCCCGCGGTTTTCCCCGGCACGTTTCGTGCAGCGTTTTACGGCACCAAACGCACGTTGACGGGAAAAACGAGCTGCCGCGAAGCCTCAGAGGGCATGTATTTTTTTCCTATACAACGCCCTCGGCACGCTCCGTAGCGGCCATCTCTTCCAGCACAGCGAACTCCCTCCGAGACCACACCACGTACGATTTGCGGGCTCCTCCGAGATGACGGTGTTCCCGGTGGGTAAAGTCCCGATCGCCTCCGATACGGGCCAGCAGACGCCTCTTGAGGGCAATCCGCTCCCCGTCGTTCACCCGGTGCTGCCGCTCGATGTCCTCCCAGACCTTGCCCCACGCGAACCAGAGCGTGCCGTCCTGCCGCCACGACGCCCGTCCGGTCGGATCGGGTACGTCGTCGTCCGACGGCTGTGACGCCTGCGACAGCCGGTCGTAAAGCCATGTAGCCAGAAGCACGTACCGCAGGCTCGATGCTCCTGGCTGCTCGTGGGACGGGTTGTCGAGGAGCTTCGCCTTGACGCCGCGAGCCGTGTGACTCGTGCGTACCTTGCCGTCGTCGTCGCGGGAGTCCACGACCTTGTAGCCGCCGTCCCAGATTTTCTTCCACCGCTTCGGATCGTCATCGAGCATTACTGTACCCGTCGCGGCCAGCACCTGTGCCGCCGTCTTCGCAGCCGAGCGGTACTGATCCACCGTCAGCGACACGTTGCCCGTGCCGTCGGCTGTGCGCTGACACCACGCGGGAACGTGCAGCCGGTACTCCAGTGGGTCTGAATGAACGACCGTCAGCCGCCATTCGCCAGGACCCCACTCGGGATCGCTGCCGGAATCCGGCACGAGCGGTGCGAACGAAAGCCCGATCTCCGTGAACACCCGCTGCCATCCCTGCGTCGGAATCGCAGCGCCGGTGTTGCGCGGAGTAGGCGCGATCGTCGCCGCCGCCGCGATCGCGGCCCGCTCGTCTACGCCTGCCGATCGGTTCTTCCGCACCCACGAGATCGCCGAGCGATAGACCGCCACGATCTCGGAGTCTTCGAGCGGCGGCTTGCACATCACGACGTTGACGGCACGCAACTTGAGCAGCAGGTCTTGCTGCTCACGCTCGTCGTCGAGGTTCGGCCCCGCACGAAACGCCTCCGAGACGGCGAAGCGGTGCAGTTCGTTGTTCCGCTCTCCGGTCTTCACGTCGCGGTGCAGCACCTCGCGTGCTGGCGACCTCGCGACGCTCGTCCGCAGTTGCCCGCTGCCGTCGTCGTTCCAGAGCAGGGCGACCAACTTCTCAGGAAGCGGTGCCAACTCCACGTCGTCTGGCGACAGTCCCGGCACCCACTCGTAGTAGACGCCGGTATGGTGCCGACTCGGCGGCAGCACCGACTGCGCCGCCTTGCCGCCGTTGCCGATACGCACTTCGATGCCGAGCGGCTTGCGAACCTGTACCGCAGGCAGTCCCTCGTCCCAGCGAAACAACCGATGCGGACCACGACCGGCGCGATACGTCGGCGTCCAGACTTCACCCAGGCCGAGAGACTCCCACGCGGCCTTTGCATCGTCGTCGTCGAGCTCAACGTCAACGACGCCGGAAGCAGGCCCGAGCAGAATTCCGATGTTGACCGGCTTGTTGCCCTGAAACCACGACAGAATCGTCTCCTCGTCGTCCGATGCGTGCAGTTGCCAGCCGTCTCCTCCTGCTGGGTGTTTCCCCGGCGTGCCGCAGTCCTTGCCTTTCCAGCAGGTGCAGACCTTTGGCTCGGTGACGCCATAGAGCGGCACCAACTTCCATCCGCGCGCCGCGTACGAAAGCGCGACGTTCACAATCGACGTGGTCATGATTCCTCCGTGTGATGAGAGCCCCCCGCCGCGTCTCCACGCGGCGGGGGGTAAAAGCGACCGACGAGCCGATCCCTGACTACGACGCTTCCTGCGTCACGTCGATCTGAGTCGCCACGCGGGACAGCGGCACCGTGTAGAGCCGCTTTACGATCTCGCCCTCCTCCTTCGAGAGCGTGCCGAGGAGCTTCGGCACGATCTGCGAATACGGCTGGCCTCCACTGTTCTCGACCTTGTCGAGCGTCAGGCTCACGACCGCACGAAAGTGCGGCACGGGGAGCCGCTTCACGAACGGCGTCACGGTCTTCAGCGATCCGACGCTGGCCGTCACCAGCAGCGGCCACGCCTCATCCTGACGAAGCACCGCCATGAGGCGGCTCTCCTTGCACCGCTTTCCTCGACCGGACGCCGAAGTGCCGAACTGGTTGTACGGCAAGCGGGTCCAGTCATAGAGACGGTCGCCCACGCGACACGACTCCAACGCATCCTCGTCGAGGTCGCCGATGTCGTCGTTGACCCTGACCGCAGTCATGAGGTCATACGAGACGAGCACCGGAGACACCTTGCCTTGCGGCTCCTCTGATCCCCACAGTGTGCCACGCACGCCGTAGTAGACGAGCACGCCGTCGATGGACTTGGCACTCTGCTCGTTGTTGCCGCTGTCCATCCAACTCCAGACTTTGCCGCCGCCAGCGGGCGTCGGCACACGGGGCAGGTCCGACGCGTTGAGCGTCTCGCCCGGTCCCAGGTTCGCCATCAGAGCCTCGCGCACGTCCGAGTCAGGACGCAGCGCGAGAAACTTGGAGTCCGTCCCAGTAATCAACTCACCTGTCGGTGCCATCGTGGCACTCCTTTCTTTGAGGATAGAAACGATACCCGAACAATCAACCCAGCGTGCGATGCGACAGTCGCATCTCACGGAACTCCGAAATCAAACCCTCGAACGGCGTGCCCTCGGCCAGCCCGCCTTCGGTGCCGTCCTGTCCGCGCCGCTCCTCCAGCAACCAACTCTTCAGGCTCGCCGTGTTGACCGACACGAGCTCAGGGCAGGCTTCGCTGGCGATCTCCAGCACCCTCTCCTTGTTCTCGGTCGGAATCGACACCGCGAAGAACTCCCGCACGAACCACGACTTGCCCGCCGCGCGCTCGCCGTCGAGGCCCGAGAGCGACAACTGCTCGACGGCGAGCGACTCCACTCCTTTCAGTTCCTTGCTCACCTTCGCCAGTTCCGCCGAGATGCGGTCCTTGGCGTCCTGCAACTCGGCCACGCGCTCCAGCAGTTTCGACAACTGCATGGATTGTTCGTGCTGTCCGTCGATCTCGTCTTCAAATCTAGTGCTCATGCCACCGACTCCTGTCTCGGCGTCAACCGTTGCAGCACTGCCTCGACGACGTGCCGACGCTCCCGTAGTGCCGCATACACCTGTGCGTCCACCGTGCCCTCGCAGACGAGGTGGTAGTACCGCACGCATCGCGTCTGCCCCGGTCGCCGCAGCCGTGCCAGACTCTGCTCGTAGTCGCCCAGGCTGAAGCCGAGCGAGTAGTAGAAGGCGTAAGCGGCACGCGAGCAGTCGATGCCGACGCCGCCTGACTGCATCTGCACGCCGAGAATGACCGCGTCGCCTCGCTGCCACCGTTCGAGGTCTTTCCGCTCGCCGGATACCTCGGCGTACTCGCGGCCCAACTCTCGGGCCACGGCGGCAACGTCTTCGAGGTCGGAGCGAAACCGGCAGAACACGACCACCGGCTCGGTCACCGGCAGGTCTTCAAGACGATCCGCCAGCACCATCCGCTTCGCTGGCGTGCCGTCGATCGGCACGACCTCCGCGCTGCCGTCGATGCGGGCGTACCCGCCGGTCGCCTGCTGCATCCGCAGGAGCTTCGTGAGCGCGTTCGCCGCCGTGACCGTCCCCGACTCGATCTCCGCGACCATCTCCGATTCGAGTGACCGATAGAACCGCTGAACCCTTGGAGATAACTCCACCGGCAACGTCTCATGAATCGCCTCTGGCAGGTCGAGCACCTCGTCTGCCGTGACGCGGAACGAGTGTGCGTCGAGCTTTGCCGTCAACTCGTCTTGGTTCTTCCAATACTTCACCTTCGATGGAAACCTCGTGTCGCACTCGGCGAATCGAGCACGCATCCTCGCGAACGAAGTGCCGTACACCTGCGGATCGAGGAACCGAAACTGCCCGTACAGGTCGAGCGGCGAGTGCGGCATCGGCGTCCCGGTGAGGCACAGCCTCCTCGCGTGCGGCTGTTTTGCCGCGAGCCGGGCTAGATACCGACTCGCGGCACCGCCCGGTGCCTTGATCCGATGCGACTCGTCCAGCACGATCGCCGCCCACTTGACCGACTCGATCGTGGGAGCCAGAGCCGACCGCCAGATCGACTCGTAGTTCGTCACGGCGACGAGGCACTTCCCGCCAGCGACCGACAAAGCAGACTGCAGCCGCTCGGCTCGCTGCTTGCCCGTGCCACGTGACAGGTCGAGATAGACCAGCGGATGCCGCATCGCGTCGAGGGCCAGCAGGGCCGCGAACGTCTTGCCGGTGCCCATATCCATCGCGAGCATTCCGGCGTGCCGCTCGGCGTACCACGCAGCCGCCTGCGACTGATGCGACCACGCGGCTAGTTCTCCACCAGACGCAGCCTCGACGACGCGCCCCCAGGCCGGTGCGACGGCTTGCGGGCAGACGACGAGCAGATGCGGACGGCGCTTCATGCGATCGAACGAGTCGTGCCAACTCATTGGTCTTCTCCTGTTTTCAACCGTCGCTCATCGGTCCAGCCTTGCCACCAGCGCGAAGCACCTGCCGACTCTGCGACTCGATGCTTCCGTCGCACGTCCACTGCTTGAGCTCTACCCTCGGCTCGTGTTCACGAATCCACCCGCGCAGAAACCTCGCGTACTCGATCGCCTCGCTGAGCAGCTTCTCTTGGTTGCACCGACTGCCGTGTTGGGCGAGGTACTCCAATCGCCCGAGCACGATGTCGATCGCCGAGCCGACGCCGAGAACCGACCGCTCGCCTGTCTTGACCTGCCAGTTCACGCTGCCACCTCCATCTGCAACTCGTCGATCTTCCTGCGGCACATCGCCGCGAACTGCTCTTCGAGACGCCCCAGGCCCGCGATCGCTTCGGCAACGGCTTCCTCTCTCGTGGCGAACACCTTCTCGTCGTCACGCCCGTAGTTCGGATCGACTCGGCCCGTGGCGATATCCCGATACATCGTCTTGCCCTGCCACTCGATCGGCTCGACTTCTTGAATGCTGGCCACCACCCTCTGGTCGTAAGACGACACGAACACGTAGACCCGAAACATGACTCGCACTCCCTGCGCCGTTCGTTTGAAAGAAAGAGCCCGGCGGGGCGGGAGAACGGAGGAAACCCGTTCCCGCCGGGCGAACCGTGGTGGACTACGCCACGGTCAGAGTGCGAGAGCGATTCGCTCGGCGGCTGCGACCTTCGTGTCGTGCAGCGCGCTGATGATTCGCTCCATTTCGGTCGGTCGTCCGCGTCGCGTCGCGTCGTGCTGGACGAACCCCTGCACGGCGTTGAACGCGTCCCAGCCGGTCACGACGAAGTCGTTGCCCATCGTGCCGCGACCGGTGCGAACCCGCTCGTTCTGGAGCCGCCTGAAGATCGCCTCGGTGCGGTTGCGGTGGATCGTGACCGACCGCCCCTCGTCGCTCTTCGGCTCTCCGTAGACGGCATTGAGGAACTCGACCATGCGAACCTCACGGCTCGCCATCTGTCGCACGACCGTCTGCAGGTTGCCCCACGTCTGCTCCAGCGAAGCGAACGTCGCGACGAGCTCGTCCATCTGAAGTCTCAGACTCGACGTGTGCCGGATCGACACGGTCGTGCCCTCGGCCTGCCGCAGGATCATCATGTTGCGGCACAGGTCGCGGTACAGACCGAGCGAGGCCCGGAACGCCTGCCCGCCGTAGCCCGCGTCGATCACGATGCGCGGAAACACGTTATCGGCGGTGCCGTAGACCGCGAGCCGCTGCTCCTTGCTCGGCTGAATCGAGACGTAGTGACCGTGGTCGAAGTGGCACTTCACATCGGCCACGCCATCGAACGCATGCCCCGCAGCCTCGACGAGGGCCAGCACATCGTCGGTCGTGTGCGGCTCGTACCGATCGCTGACCGAGCCGTACCCGACCGCCGTGCCGTCGTCGCTCTTGAAGAGCCCGTAGAACGGCGTCCGCATTCCCTCGGGTCCAGAGAGCGGGAACTTGTCCACGCTGAAGCCGAACGCCGAACGCACCCGATCCGCAACGTTGCTCGCAATCATCGTCGTCATGTCAGAGTCCTCCGTTAGTTATCGAACCTAAACAATCAGTCCAGCGGCACGGCCAACGCGGCCGGGCCGATTACGTATCCGAACAATCAGCCGACCGTGATCTCCTCGACCACCAGTCCCTCCTGCTGCCGGATCACGGCACACAGGCCCTCGATAAGCGTGAGCGTGGCATCGAGGTTTGCCGGGTTGTCTCCGACCTTCGTCGTGAGCTGCGTCCGCATGTCGTCGCGGCCGAGGTAGTTGATCGCGTCCTTGATCTTCTTGAAGTCCATCTTGCTGGCAGGGGTCATCGTCGTGTCTCCGTTGTGGGGTGTTAGGAAGTCCGAACAATCAGCCGTTAGTGAGGAAGTCGAGCTTGCCTTCGGCGTCACGCTTCCAATCCTGAGCCTGCTGAAGGTCGCTGCAAGCCTGAGCCATCTGCGTAGCGAAGGCGATGATGTTGGATGCGTGGCAGGCTAGAGAAGCACCGCTCATGCTGTTGAGGTGCTTGCAGGCGTCAAACGATTGGCTGCGAATATTGGAGTCGCAATCTTCGATCGTCTTCTTGCGAGACTGGATCACGGTCTCAGCTGCAGCGATTTGCTGCCTGAGGATGTCGGCTGCTGTCATCGTTTCGTTTGCGGTCTTCATCGTCATGCCTCCGTTTCGTCTTCTGTCGCGGTGTCCGCCGCGAACTCCCCCGTTGTACCCTATCGGCTGTTTGCGTCAATAGGCTTTTCAAAATAATTTTTTGCCTCGTTTTGCCCCGTGTTTTCGGGTTTTCACCGGACCACCCCCAGGGCCGCGTCGGCCAGATCGAGCGTGGCCCGCCCGAACCGGGCCAGCGGGCGAGGCTCCGGTGCGGGCTGCGGGGCGTAGCCATACGTGACCGGCTGCATCCGCACCGCCATGTCGAGCACAGCGAGCCGTTCGCGGACTTCGACCACGAGCGCCGCAGCGACGACCATGACGAGCACGACGCATGCGGTGCGGACGAGGTCGCGGATCATGACTGCGCCTCCCGCTTCGCCGCGAGCTTCGCCGCCTTGCGTGCCGCAGCACGCGCCGCCTTCGCCATCAAGTGCTCGGCGCTTTCCGACAGCCACGACGCCACAGCCATCGCCTCCTGCGGCGTGAGGAATATCAAAGCCGGAAGCCGCTCGTGCGGATCGGTCGCGTCACGTGCGGGCCAGACTCCGATGCCGACTACATCTTCGTGACGCCGCATCTCGATCTCTGCAGGCCGTCGAACGAACTTTGTCTGCCGTTTGTAGAAGAACGCCTGCCGTTTCATTTCTTTCTCCTTCTTGCCTTCGCCTTGCGGGCCTTTTCCAATTCGACCATAGCGTTAGCCACAATCTTTGCCGCCTCGGGGTTCCACCGCGCGAGCGCGGCACCGAGCATCATCATCCGCATCTCCAGGTCGCTCGGCTTGCTCATGCCGCCACCTCCTTGTCCACAGGCCACCAGTACGGAAGGTCGGCTGGCTCCTGCCATCCGAACTGACCGTAGTGCCGAGCATCCTTGCGGAGCAGGTTGCTGCGGTGCGATGCGTGAAGCCGGTCGTAGCCGATCCAGTTCGGTGACGATGCAGGCGACGAAAACACGAACCGCTTGTTTCCGAGCACGGCTTGATTCAGGCGATAGACGACTTCGCTGAACTGAACCCGCAGCGTGTCCTTGAATCCGCGATTCCGCCAAGCCGCACACATGATCTCACCGTACTCGGCAAGGGCGAGCTCGTGGCCTCGCCACATTCGGACCGCTGGATGATTCCGCCACCGCGACTCCGGGTTGCCGCGATGCTCGCCAACGTCAATGCCGAGCGTAAGAAGAATCTGCTTGCACTCGACTCGCTGTTTTCCGAGCCGCTTGTCGTCGAGGCACCGGGCCGAGGCCCAGATGTTTGGGTAGGGGAGGAAGGTTTGCACGGTC